ATGTACCCGATCTTCAAGTGGAAGTGGCGCGTAGCTGACCCGCGCAAGCCTGGGCGCACCTACGTCGCGCGCCACTACATGACCGAGGCCGAGGCACTGGCCATCGACCCGAAGGCCGTGAAGATCGGCGAGCCGATGGTGATCGAAGGGCCTGGCGCAGCGCACAGCACGCCGGCGAATCGCTGATGCCGCGCGAGCCCCGACCTGCTGCTGGCACCTGGTCACTCCTCGCGGTGGCGGTGGTGATCGCAGGCCTGCCGCCTGGCGGCGGCATGCTCTACGTCTTCAGCCTTGGTCGAGACCCAGAGCGATGGGAGACGGCGGCGAACGACGAGCGCTGACGCCTCAGCGCGGCCAGGCCCGCACCAGCTCGCGGTGCCTGGCTCGGCAATCAGCCGCGGCCGCTTCACGCTGCCGCCAGATCTCCAGGGCCACGGCCAGCGTCACGCTTCCGGCCGGCAGCGCGGGCCCTTCATCGCACGCCTGAGCCAGGTTCGCTGGCGGCCTCGGCACCGCCATCGCCGGCGGCAGCGGCGCTGCGCACGCCGTCAAGAGCGGCGCCAGGCAGCACCAGGTCGCCCAGCTCGAACGGCTGGCCAGCGCAGGCCACAGGCGCATGCAGCGCGGCGTCGACATCATGGCGGGGTCTCCTGATCTCGGCGGCCACTGCCGCCCTGCTCTTCTCGTAAGCCGCGCTGGCGTCCATGGCCACGTCGACGCGCCGCGCGGCCGCGGCCGCGTTCTCGCGCGTGCGCTGCAGCTCGGCGGCGTCCCATTGGCCCTGCTTGAAGCGCGCGCCACACCAGCCCCCGGCGCACAGCGCCGCTGCCAGTGCTACTGCGGCCGCACTCAGCCGCGGAATTGCTAAGGCCATGCTGGGATCGGCACGGTCTGGCCAGCGAGCTCGTGCGTGCAGTCGCTGAGCATCTGCATCTGGCCGTCGACGACGAAGGAGTGGCACACCGCCGGCGGCGCCTTGTGGCCGTTGCCGCGGTCCCGGCCAGCGTCCGCGCCGTTGTAGGTGACCAGCACGCTCGGCATGAAGGTCGGGCGCGTGGCGCTTCCGTTCCAGGTCCAGGCGCCTGCACGATCCTCGTAGTAGGCCTGCGGTGGGGTCCAGTCCGGGTTCTGCGGGTCAGGCGTCGGCAGCGCGCCGCCGATCTTGGCGATGACGGTGTGCGGCGAGTCGCAACCCGGGCACCACCACATCAGTCGGCCGCCTTCGACGTTGCGCAGGATTGGCGACAGCTGACCCATCACGCCACACCGCCCCACACCAGGCATCCAGCCAGCGCGGTAGCGCCGAGCCAGGTGACGATCGCGTCGAGCACGTCAACACCGTGCAGCGCCGGTGCGCCCTGCTTGCGCATCAGGACGTTGTCCAGCTTGTCGGCCACCTCCTTCGTGAGGCCGACCATCAGCCCGCCCAGGCTGAGCCCGGTGGCCAGCGGGTGAGCCGCCAGCACCGGCACCAGCATGGCCAGGTACCACAGCACCAGGCCGACGGCCGCGGCGCCGGCGCCGGCGGCCAGGTGCAGCAGCTTGTCGCGGGGGATCTTCAAGAGCAGGTTCATGGGTCGCCTTTCGGAAGGTCAGTTGCGGAGGACCTGCAGCGCCACCGGCTCGCCACGGCGCAGAGCCGCGGCGATCTTGGGCAGCAGGGCATCGAAGGCCAGCCGGCTGCGGCCCACGCCCTTGCTCAGGCGATCGGCGCCGACCAGGATGCAGCCCTCGGTGTCGGCTGCGGTGTTCCCGGGATGGATGCGCACCCCGGTGAAGTTGGGCACGTTGGCCAGCAGCGGCAGCTCGCGCTGGAAGCGCTGGCTGAAGGTGATCGACACGTAGTAGATGCCCCAGGGGATGGCCGTCTGCCCCGGCACCTTCACGCCATCGGGTCGCACGGTGTCTTCGCAGGTGTAGGCCTCGAACCGGCCGTCGATCGTCAGCACCCCGATGGTCACGTCGGGGTCCAGCTGCACGCGGTCAAGCTCCATGCGCATGTCAGCCTCCTTTGCCCGCGGCGTGCCGCAGCTCGTCTGCGATCTCGCCGATGTCGCGGTCCCTGCGCCGCTCCATCCAGGTGAAGACCCAGCGCACGATCGACCAGGCCGGCAGGCCGCACGCGAAGCACAGCCCCAGCACCGAGAGCAGGCCGACGTAGTTCCCCATCCAGGCATGCAGCTGGAAGTACTGGATCACCCCGGCGCCGCCGGCGATGCTGCCGATCACGGTGCAGATGAGGCCGACCGCCCACTCACGCGCGCTGCGCGGCGGCGTCATCAACATCACCACCACCGCGGCCAGGCCGGCACCTCCGGCCACCGCGCCGGCGGCGCCGCCGATCGCTTTCCAGCCCGCGATCGTTCCGCTGACGGCGGCCGACGCGGCCTGAGATGTGGGTTCGCTCATAGCAACACTTCTCCTTCGCTTGCAGTTAGCGCTTGATGGCTTCGATTCGGACCTCGATCGATTCGATCTTGGTGGTCAGCGTCGCGGGCGTTGACGCCTGGCCGTAGAAGTTCCAGGTGTAGGTCGTGCCCGCGGTCACAGCCACCTGGCGGGTCTTGCTCGCGTCGAAGCGGCTGTTGACGTTGGCTGAGGACACCGTGGGCTCGGCGTAGAACGTCGAGATGAACGAGTTGCTGACAAGGGGAGCCCCTCCTGTGCCAGCCAAGTCGCAGTGCAACACCCCCTCGCAGTAGACGCGGTCCGAGACGCCGGCGGCGCTGCTGTTGCCGAAGAACGAGTACTGCGCGTTGACGGACAGCGCCACGTTGCCCGTCTGTGCAGCCGTGAAGACGATGGTGACAACAGGCGTCCAGCGAGAGGTGTTGAGATAGGTGAGCGCTGGGGAGCCGGCCTCGCCAGTGATCGTGATGTTGGAGGCCGACGCCACGACGACGTCGGTCGCTGCACCGGGCGCAAGCGCCGCTGTACCGATAGGCAGCGGAATCCACGCCGACCCGTCCCACCAGTAGATCTTGTTGCCGTCGTCATCATCGATCCAGAGATCGCCGAAGGCCTCGGCGGTGGGCGCGCTGGGCTGCTTGTAGGTGTTGATCTTCCCGTCGGCCGTGGCTTGCGCCGCGATCGCCGCGTTGCCGTACAGGTTCGCGCCCGTGACCGCGTACGTGTAGGCCGAGACGCTGGCCAGGTCCTGCTCGGCACCGCCGTAGATGTTGAAGCTCGTGAACTTCAGGTAGACGGTCTTGCCGATGTAGCTGAGATCGATAGGCCCGCTGTGTGCAATCGCGTCGTCGCACCGCACAAAAGGCGCGGCGCTCGCATGCGCGGCCGCGGTGCTGCCATACAGGCCGCGCTGCATGGAGCCGGCCAGGGTGTAGGCCAGCGCGCCCGTGAGCGTGGCGGTCTCATAGGCGATGAACTCGGGCGCGGCGCCGCCGATGAAGCACAGCGTGTTGCGCGCCGCGGCGTCGGCTGCCGTGCCGCTCAGCAGCTGGCCTTTGTGCAGCACCACCGGCACGCTGCCGCTGGAACCGACCACCGCGCTCAAGCTGCCGTAGCGCGACCCGCCATTCAGCGTGGCCACCTGCTTGTACGTGGTGCCGTCCAGCGACACCCACACCCGGCAGCCGCCCCAGTTGGCGTTCAAGCCGGTGGTGGCCACCCACAGCTCCAGGCCGTTCTGGGTGAGCGCGCCGGGCGCCTCGAATATGACAGGCGTCTGGACAGAGCCCGGCGCGGCGTTGTAGTCGTGCTGGTAGCCGGTGGCCGCCTGGTTGGGGTAGCGCACCGGCGACGCAGCGCCCAGGGTCCACTCCTCGAACTCGATCTCCAGCGTGCCGTCTTCGTCCTCGCCCACCGCGGTGACGCGCACCGGCAGCTGGTTGAAGGACAGCACCGACGGCTCGGTCACGGTGAGCAGGTCCATGCACTCCAGCAGCCCGTAGGCCCACGGCAGCTTGCAGCTGCCGGTGCCGCTGACGTTCAGGCTGCGCTGCACCTCGATCTGGGCCACCAGGCGCGCCACGTCGCGGTCGCAGATCCACGGGGCCTTGATGGTCTCGGGCTTGGTGCGCCGGCCGTTGGTGGCGATGTCGGCGTCGTCGAAGCCTTCCGCGATCTGCGTCGCGTAGTAATTCGAGCGGTCGTTGAACTCGACCTTGACGTGGTTGTAGCGCTCGCTGGGCTCCTTGCGCATCCACTGCAGCGGGTCTTCGCCGTCGAGCCAGACATCGTCGTTCAGGTCGTACAGCGGGGTGGTGTCGGGCGTGAAGGTCACGCCGTTGCCGGTGAGCGGCGTGTCGCCATACGGCACGATGCGCAGGTGGTCGTAGCTCCACACCGGGGCGCAGTTCGTCAGCCGGGCCATGCGTTCCACCAGCTCGGCCGCGCTCAACTGCTCGGCAAGCACCGGGCTCATGAGCAGGCCCGCCGCGGCGCAGTAGTCGATGGCGCCCTGCACCTCGATGGTGTCGCTGGGCATGCGGGCGCCGTAGCGCGCGTTGGCCAGCACGTCGCCCACGAACTCCCAGGGGTTGCAGTCGGGGGAACTGGCGCCGTAGCGGTAGGCGCCGCTGCCCTGCACCTCGAAGCTGTGGTTCTCCACGCTGCCGCTGCTGCCCAGGTCGTAGTCCTGCGCGTGCACCAGCGCCAGGCCGGGGTAGTTCAGCGCCTCGGTGGGGTGCGTGGTGCTCAGCCAGGCCGGCGTGGTCTGAGGGCTGTCGCCAGCGAGCAGGGTGATGCCCAGCTGCGACAAGGCCGCCACGTCGGGGGCGCCCGTGCCCCACGAGTAGTTGATGGTGAGCAGGATCCCACGCCAGCGCGACGCCAGCACCGTGACCACGCCGGCCGACACCGTGTAGTCGCTGCCGGCCGCCAGCGGCAGGCGGAAGCGGCCGAACACCGCGCTGATGGCCGGCGCGCCGATCAGCGTGGCCGCATGGGCCAGGGTGTACGTCATGGCGCCGCTGCCGGGCGGCGTGTAGGTCTCGGTGGCGGCGTAGACGTTGGCCGCTGACCAGCCGCCGCTGTAGATCTCCTTGCCCTTCCACACCCGAGCGATCGCACCCACGCGGCCCTGGCACACGCCCATCAGCACCGAGGCCGAGTAGGTGTAGCTGGTGTTGGTCACCTTCACGCCGCCCTTGCCGCCACCGCCCTGGGTGCTGGTGTGCGGGATGGCCTTGAAGTCGCCGTACCAGATGAGGTTGCCGGCGATGCGGTTCACGCCGCCGATGACGGGAATCGTCACCCCGTAGGCGCTGCTCTGGAGCTTCAGCGCCTCCAGCCGCGTCTCGCTGTTGGCAATGGTCTTGCCGCCCATCAGAAGAGGCTCCAGTGGGTGTACAGACGCCCGGACAGCGGCGCCTCGCTCAGCCGCGACAGGATCACGCCGCGGTCGATGTAGGCGTGCACCACCTCGGGGTCGGCGCCGCCGGTCACGGCGATGCCGCCGTGGCTGTAGGTGCGCCCGAACCGCCACACCAGGACGTCACCGGGCTGCACCGGGCTGCCGAACGGCAGGCGCCTGGCGCCGGCGCGCTGCAACGCCTGCAGGTACAGCTCCTCGCTGTGGTGCAGGTGCCATTGCGGCGAGTAGTTGCCCAGCTCCTGCGGCGGCACCAGGCCGCCCGCCTCGAACACCGCTGCCAGCAGGTGCGCGCAGTCCACGCCGATGCCCTGCAGGCGTGCGTGGTGGTGGTACGGCGTGCCCAGCCAGGCGCGCGCTTCCACCACCACGCGGCCGCGCAGTTCCGACTCGGTGACGTTCACAGGATGGTCTCCGGCGCCGGAATGAAGGGTTCGCCGCGGAAGCGCGCCTGGTTGGCGAACTTCACGGTGCAGTCGCCGCCGTAGACCTTGTTGCAGCCGGCACGCAGCGTGAAGGTGTCGCCGGCGGCGATCGCCAGCTTGAACGGCGCCACCGCGGTGATGGTGGCCACGCCGGCGGCCAGCACGTGCGTGCGCACGCTGCGCGACACGCCGGCGTTCAGCCCGCTCGTGAAGGCGAGCAGGCCCAGGTCGGCCCAGGCCGTGGGCTTGGCCACCACGGCGGCCGAGCTGCTGGTGAGCACGCGGCGCGTGCCGTCGATCGACGCCACCACGCCGCTCACGGTGTAGCTGGCGGCGGCCAGGCCGCAGTCGGCGTCGAAGAGCGAGTTGCGGCAGCCCGGCTGGTAGACGTCGCCCGGCACCATCACGTTCAGCAGCTCGCTGTGCGACCGCACCTCCACCGTGGCCATGCCGCTGCGGCCCACCTTCGACTGGCCCACGCGCCCGAAGAACCCGGGCATGACGCCCTGGCACGCCTGCGCATCGTCCAGGAAGGCGCGGTCCACCTGCACGGTGGCGCCGTCGAACAGGCCGGCTGCCAGGGCCTGCAGCAGGGGCACGGCGCCCACCAGCACCGACGCGTCGGCCTTCAGCGTCATGGTCATCGTGTCGACCGACACGCCGATGGTCTGCCGCAGCCGCGTGCGTTGCAGGCCGGGGCCGAGTGACCAGGTGACGCCGTTCACCGTGACCGGGATGTCGCCGCCGCTGTAGCGCAGCACGGTGCCGCCGATGAGGCGGATGGTCCACAGGTCGATCGGCGTCGCCTGCCTGTTCAGGCCGAGCCAGGCCACCAGCGCGCCGGCGCTGGGCTCCCACACCGGTGTCTTCATGGCTTGACGGTGATGAGGCGCACTTCGCCGGTGCGCCAGAACTGTTGCATGAACTGCTCGAAGGACATCTCGTCGGTGTCGAAGCGGCAGCGCCAGTAGTAGGTGCCGGACCAGGTCACCGCGTCACCCGACGCGGGCGGGGAAGACAAGGTGGCCACGCCGTTGGCGAAGGTGACCAGCACGTCGCTGAAGGCCGTGACCTGGTTGCCCGGCTGAAACTGCGCGCCGTCGAAGTCCATGCTCATCACAGAGACCGTGGCGGCAGACTCGCACCAGAAGTAGCACACAGCGCTCACCGCGGCCGCGGGCGCCGTGGCGGTGAAAAAGTACCTGCTCAGACCACCCACGGCCGTGATGGGCGTGCTCTCGCTTGCGCTGATGAAACCGCCACCCGACGCCAGCCAGTCGATGTAGATCTTCAGCTTCGGCGTGCCGGTCACATTGCCGGCGTACACCGAGGCGGTGTAGAGCCGGCCTCCGACCACGGAGACGGTGCGGCGCATGCCGACGCGATCGGCGGCCGTGGTGCCCAGTCCCGAGGCCGACACGCGTTGCTTGTAGGTGCCGAACACCGCGCTGGTGCCGATCCGCAAGTAGCCGACCGTGCCCGTCGTGCCCGAGCTGTAGGCCGTCCAGCCGTCTGCCAGACCGTCGCTGTTCGTGTCGGTTTCGAACGATCCGTAGGGCGCCAGCTTGTTCGACTGGGGCACGCCCGCCACCTCGACCACCGGCTCCGGCCCGAGGTCGAAGATCGGCTGCGCGTTCCCGCCAAGGCTGCGCACCAGCTGGAAGGCCGTTTGCGATGCGTTCCCGATGCCCACGGGTTGCAGCACGGCCGTGTCATCCGCCAGATCGTCGAAGAGGAAAGTGTCGTAGCTGCCGCGCCGCGCGTTGAAGAAGCCGAACAGCGTCTGGAACTCCGCATACGTCGCCTCGTTCCTCAGGAACTCGTAGGGCAGCACGTACCGGTACCGCGGCGTGGTGGTGAGCGACTGGCGCCACTCGCGCCCGCTGGCAGACGTCTGGACACGCGTGGCCCACACGGGCGTGCGCTTCACCGGCCAGGTCAGCCCCGGCAGCGCGGGATAGACGGCGTCGCTCATGCCTCAGCCCTTGCCCGTGAGGTGGCCGTCGCGGTAGGCCGACTTCAGCGCCTTGGCCAGCTGGGCCTTGTGCACCAGGAAGAAGTCGCCCACCGACTGGCCCTGGACGTGCACATGCAGGTCGCCGCCCTCGCCGCCACCGCCGGCCATGCGGCGGATCACGTCGGCCTGCTCGGCCGGCAGCACCATCTCTTTCTCGTGCAGCTGCGTGACCGGGTTGACGCCGGCGGGGATGTCGAAGCCCTTGGCCGCGGCCGGGATGGTGGCCAGGAAGCCCATGGCGCCGGCGTAGGCCGCGGCCGCTGCGGCGGGTGCCAGCTCGGGGCCGAAGATCGGGATGGCCGCCGTCGACGCGAAGGCCGCCGAACCGGCCACCGCGGCGTTCGCGGCGACCTGGCTGGCCGCGGTGACACGACCGAGCACGCGCTGCGCGATCTGCTGCACCAGCCAGCGCGCGGCCATCTGCGCGAGGGTGGCGGCGATCGACTGGCCGACGGCGGCGAAGAGACCGCGGATCGTCTGCGCGATGGTGCGCGTGCCGTTCAGGAAGCCGTTGATGACCGAGCCGAAGCCCGACTCCAGGCTGCCGAAGAAGCTCATCCAGTTGCGCTGCTGTTCCAGCGTGGCGGCCGCGCCCAGCTGGCCCATGCGCACCTGGTGCTGGCGTTCGAGCTGCTCGATCTCGGCCTTCAGCTTGGCGTACTCCACGGGGTTCAGCGTGGGGTCGGCCATGGCCAGGCGCTCGCGGGCGGCCACCAGCGCCACCTGGTGCCGCTGCTCCTCGAACTGCCGTTCGAGCTGCAGCATCCGGTCCTTGGTGATCAGCCCCAGGTCCAGCCGCAGCTGGGCGTCTTGGCGGGCGATCTCGATGGCGGCGTCGGTGGCCGCCTGCAGCTCGGCCAGCTCCTGGGTGCGCAGCGCGCGCTTCTGGTCGCGTGCCTGGCGCTGGATCTCCTCGATCTTCTTGGCGGCGTCCTGCGCCTGCTTGCTTTCGGCGCCGTAGCGCTGGGTCACCAGCGCCAGCTCTTGCCGGGCCAGCTCCTGCTTCCCGGCGAAGTTCTGCTCGGTGGCTTCCTGCTCGCGGCGCAGCTGCGCCAGGCGGGTCTCGAAGGCATCCTTCTGGATGTCCAGCGTGGCTGCGGTGATCTTGCCCTGGATCGCGAACGCGTCCTTGGTGCCGGCCTGCGTGATGGCGGCCTTGCCCTTCCAGAACGCCAGCTCGCGCTCCTTGCTGAACTCGTAGAACGTACCCTCCGCCGCGTTCTTATTGGCGTGGTGCTGCTTCAGCAGCGCAAGCTCCGCTTCGAAGCCGGCCATCAGGCTCTTGGCCGTGTCCGGGTCCTTGCCCATCGTCTTCTTGCCCGACTGGTCCTGCGTGGCCGCGGGCGTGCCTTCCAGGAACAGCTCGCTGATGCGCTTGAGCGTGTCCTCGCTGCTCTCCACCATGCTGGCACCGGCGGCCTTCCAGCGCTCGGCCACGCGGTCCGGCCAGCTCGACATGGTCTTCACGGCGCCCTTGAAGTCGCCGTCGGCCAACTGCACCAGCGCACGGCCGAGCGAGAGCAGCGGCTCGGCGATGGTGAACACCATCGCGTCCAGCGTCTGCCAGACGATGTTCACGCCGTTGTACAGAGCCCAGAAGGTCGCCACCAGGCCGCCGATGGCGCCCTTGACCACCGTCACCGCCGCAGGCCCGATGGCGGACCACCAGTTCGCCAGCTTGGTGAGCACCGGCATGATGGCGTCGCCGATCACCTTCTTCACGGCCAGCAGCACGTCGCCGGCGTCGTTCATCGCGGCCTTGTAGGCCTTGAGCGACTCGACGTTCTCCTTCGTGACGGTGAGGCCCAGCTCCTCCTGCTTCTTGCGCGCCTCCTCCAGGACGGCGTTGTTCAGCTTCAGCAGGCTGGTCACCTCCTCGGCGCCCTTGCCGAAGATCTTCTGCGTGGCAATGAGCTTGTCGCTGCCGTCCTTGTAGCTGTTGATGATGGCGATCGAGTCCATCATCAGGTCCTTCATCCGCCGCAGCTCGCCGCGCGCGTCGCGCGTCTGCAGCCCCATGCCGCGCAGGCCGTCTTCGTTGGTGCGCAGTTCCTTCGCCAGCTTGCTGGCCGCGCCGGCGAAGGTGTCGGCGTCACTGTAGATGTCGCCCAGCGCCACGTTCAGCGCCGAGGCTTCGGTGGCGTTGGTGCCCAGCACGCGCGCCAGCTTGTTGGCCTCGCCGGTGAACTCCTTCGTGGCCGACACCGACTCGCTGAAGATCTTCCCGCCCGCGAGCACGGCCGTCATGGCGCCGAACAGACCCATGAGCTTGCCGAACGGCGCCGAGAGCCCGCCGAACAGGCCCTGCACGTGGCCGTCGGTCTGCTTCAGCGTCTGCGACACGCGGCCCATGGCCGCCTGGAACGGGCCGTCGTCGCCGAAGAGGGTCCACTTGACTGCCTTGTCGGCCATGGGAGGTGTCCAGACGTCTGTGCGGCCCGCTACTGCATGCGGGCGCGGGGTTGAAACTTGGGCAGCGCCGGGCCTGCGATGCTTGTCAGCTCAGAGACCGTGTCGGCGGTCACCTCACGCGGTGCCGACCTGCTGCCGCCGGTGCCCAGCAGCGCGGCCACGCTCACGTGCGCGGGCGGCGTTTCGCGCCAGTGCGCGGTGAGCGCCCGCAGCTCGTGCAGCGTCACGTGCTCGCGGCAGTGCTCGAAGGTCCAGCCGAGACTGGTGGCGAGGAGGGCGTAGACAGCGAGCCAGTCCCAGCCCTCGCCGTCGCCCCCGGGTTTCCCTCGCCGCCCTCGACGGCACCGCTCACGCCCATCAGCGCGTACATCACCGGCACCATCGTCTGCAGGTCCACCAGGTCGCGCACGGTGTCGCGCGTCATCTCGGGGTAGTTGCGGCGCAGCGCGGCGGTGAGCAGGTCCACCACCAGGCGCACGCTGGCGGGCGTGGGGGCCGTGGGGTCGAAGCCCTTGATGGCGTCGGCGTGGTCTTCGAACGAACCCAGCGTGAGGGGCGGCACGATGTACGTCGTGCCGCCGAGCTCGATCGCCACGCCCTTGAAGCGGGGCGTGCCGCTCATTCGGTGGTGGCCCAGGTGATGACCTGGCCGGCGGCGTTCTGGAAGCCCTGGAAGCCGAAGTCGGCGATGGTGAAGTCGTCGTTCTTGAACGCGAGCTTGATGCCGTCGGCGATGCAGTTCTCCACCGTGATCACCATGGAGTTGCCGTTGTACGGCACGTACAGGTCGCAGCGGAAGTTCGGCGAGTAGCCCATCGGCTGGTTCACCACCGTACTCTTCTGCGCCACCGTGCTGGTGGCGGTGTAGCGGTAGCTGATGTAGACCGTCTGGCCGGTGTCGGCCGCCGCGAAGGTGTAGACGCCGACGGCCACCGAGTACTGCCCGGTGGCGGGCGCGCTGGCCACGCGCTTGAGGGGCCGGCCGGTGCTGGCCGAGACCACGCCCAGGTCGGCCGACCAGGTGCCGCCGCCCGGCACGGTGGGCGTGATCTGGAACGGCGTGGCCGGGATCGCGGCGCCCACGGTGTCGGACACCACGCTCGTGAGGCCGGCCGTGGCGGCCTGGCCGAAGACGATGGTCTCCAGCATGCCGCCGTAGAAGGCGGCCCACTTGGCCTTGCCGTTGATGCTGGCCTTGCCGCGGCCGACGGCGGCCGGGAACTGGTTCTGGCCGTGCAGCATCTTGGTCTCGAACTTGATGTCGACCTCGCAGTCCTGCAGCACGCTCAGCAGCAGCGGCGTGGGGTTGGCCACGGCCGAGCCGGCCGAGTTGGTGAGGGGGGTGGCCCACATGAGGCCCGATCCGAACAGGTTCATGGTGTGAACTCCTGAGTTGAAGAAGAGAGATCAGGCGAACTGATCGAGCGCGTGGGCGCGGGTGAGGGACTTGCAGAGGTAGGTCTGCGCGCAGTAGCCGAACGGCAGGTCGGCGCTTGCCGACTTCCACTCGGCCCGGTCACGCCGCCAGCTGGCCACCATCGCGTGGAACACCGCGTCGCCGGCCAGCACCGCGTGCGCCTGCACGCGCACCTGGTCAGCCACCGTCTGCCAGGCGATGCCGCGCACGCACACGATGAGCGCGATGCGAAGCTCGTCCTGCTCCAGGCTTGCGCCGAAGGGCGGGCGGTTGCCGCCGAAGGGCGTGCTGTCCTCGTCGACGAGCTCGATGAGGATCACCGGCGACTCCTCGCGCGACAGGGCGTCGGCGCGGTCGCGGTACACGGCCACGGCGCTGGTGGCACCGGTGAGCACGGTGTCCCAGCGCGCGGCGATGGTTTCGGCCTTGCTGGGCATGGGTCAGACCTTGCTGGTGAGGACCTGGCTGAAGGCGCCGTCGTCCACCTGCTTCGGCGGCTCGCGCACGGTGTGCGCCACGCCGTCCACCGTCACCGCCTGGCCGCGCGTCAGGGTGACGGCGTCCGTGCGGTAGGTGAGCAGGTACTGGCGCGACACCGCGGCCGCGCGGCCGACGTCCATCACCTCGTCGGGCTGGTCCACCAGCGCCGTGAAGGGGGTGGAGCCGGCCGCGCAGGGCTTGCCGAAGTCGGCGAGGAAAAGGTCCAGGTCCTCGTCCATGGCCTTCAGGCCTCGCTGTCGCCGGCGGGCGGTTCAGGCGTCTGGACAGCCGGCAGCGGCTCCAGCTTGTCGGCGTGCGCCGCGGCGACGTCGTCGTCGAGCTCGATCTGCTCGCCTCCGTACCTCGTCACGGTCTTGCCCGCGTCGTCGGTGGTGACGAAGCTGGCGCCGGCGCGGATGGTGCGCAGGGTGCCCATGGGTCAGGCCTTGGCCGCTTCGGGCTTCAGCGCAGCCTGCACGGCCTGCGCCACCGTGGCGGCGATCAGGCCGGCCAGGCCGGCCGGGCTTTGCGCCTGGTTGGCCAGGTCGCGGGCCTCGCGCTCGGCCTTGATGGCGGCCACCTGCTTCTTGACGCGCGCCTTGTCCTCGGCGGTGGCCGTCAGCTGGCCCTTGGTGGGGTCATCGGCCTTTTCGAGGTACAGGGCGCGGCCCATGCGGGTGAGCGTGGCCGCTTCGTCCTTGCTCACGTCGACTTCCTCGCCGACATCCGCGTGCGACGAGACTTCCGCGCCGGCGATGGTGCAGGCGATGAGGATCAGCAGTTTCATGGTGTTGGGTTCCTTGAAAGAGAAGGGGCCGCACCTGGCGAGCGCGGCCCCGAAGACCCGGCTTGCGAACCGGGAGGAGACAACCGTGTCGGTGTCAGGTGGTCAGCGCGTCCTGCATCGAGGAGAACGACACCGGGTAGCGGACGCTGACGTCCACGTCCTGCAGCGCCACCACGCGCCGCGTGCCGGCGGTGGAGCCGGTGTAGGGGTCGAGCATCATGTCCAGCCCGCCCCACATGGCGATCAGCAGGTCAGCCCAGTTGCCGTACACGATGGCCGAGCAGACGCCGTTGCTCGTGCCCTTGGTCAGGTTGCTCGGCACCTGGTTGCTCACTTCGGCGCGCGCACCGTTGAGCTCACCGCCTTGCCAGATCTCCTGACCGTTGGTGCCGGTGAACTTCTGCGTACGCTTCAGCTTGCCGCGGACCTTGGTGTTGGTCAGGTAGCCCAGGGCGCCCGTCGGGGCATTCGCATTGGCCACCGCCGACTCGAGGTCGACGATGTTGTCCCACGTCGGCGCCGCGCCGTTGGTGCCGCCGGCCACCGAGCCGATGCCCGAGGTGTTGAGGATGCCGCGCGGCTGGTTGCTGGCGCCGGTACCGGCGATCGCCGCGAGGTCGATCATCAGCGCGATGGTGCGCGCGATGTCCATGCGCACGAACGCTTCGACCGCGATCGACGACTGCAGCAGCAGGCGGCGGCTGTAGTCGACGTAAGCGCCGGCGGTCTTGGGCGTCAGCGCCACCTGGTCGAAGGCCTGCTGGCTTTCGGTGGGCGCACCGTTTTCCGCCACCCAGTAGCCGGTGCTGCCCGACGTGGCGCGCGGGATCGCGATGTTGCCGACCAGGTCGGTGAGCATCGTGGCGCCCATGCTCATGACGCGCATGACGTTGACCAGGATGTCGATGAAACTGGACGCCAGCAGCTCGGTGGCGACCAGGTTGCCGCCGGCCGACGCGGTGCCGACCACCAGGTCTCGCTGGCCGACCTTGCCGGCCATCATCATGCGCTTCATCAGCAGCCGGGCAGCTGCTTCGGCTTCGGCCGCCCGCATGTCCAGCGGGGCGCCCAGCACGTCCACCGGGATGGTGAAGGCGCCGGCGCGGTCAGCGCGCACGCCTTCCCGCTTGTCCGCCGCGGCGCGGGCGCACTCGATCTCGAAGCCGGCCAGCTTGCGCACGGTCTGGTCATCGGGCCACAGCGTGGCGGCGATGAGGTTGGTGAAGCGGAAAGCCTGCACTTCCTTGCGCGTCAGGCCGATCTCGGCCGGCTCCGCGAGCTTGATGGCGCCGTCCTTCTCCAGCGAGCTGAAGACGGCCTCGCGGAAGGTGTCGTAGCTGGTGCCGGCTTCGATCGCGGCGTCGGCCTCGGCCTTCTTGTTGAAGCGCTGGCCCAGCGCCGCGATGTCGCGGTTGCGCTGGCGCTCGGCGGCTTGCGCGGCCTCGCGTTCGCGCTTCGCGTCGACCGGCTGAGGTTCGACCTTCGGCTTGGTCTTGGTGGTGGTGTCGTCGTCCTTGTCCATGGTGCTGTCCTTGAAGGAGTTGATGAAGGTTCGGATCAGTCGCTCCTCGGCGGCGTCTCGCCCGACACCCACGGTGGGGTCGGCCGGCACCGGCACGATGGAGATCTCGTACGGCTCCCAGTCGTCGACCAGGTACTCCTCGCCGTCGTCGCCCGACTTGGCCAGCACCAGGTTGTGGATGCGATAGCCGACGGAGACGAGGCTGCGGATGCCGTCCTTGACGTCTTGGAAGATCTCCTCGGCGCGCGCGCTCTTGCCGAAGCGCACGATGGCCCGCGCCACGCGGTCCTCGCCGATCCACGCCCGCATCACCACGCCGACCTGATCCCTGGTCGAGTGGTCCACGAGCAGTGGGTGCGTACCGCTGGCCAGCCTGCCAAGGCGGACAGCGGAACGATCGTGAGAGAGCACCTCTCGACCCCACCAGCGGTCGTAGGGCTCCTCGGAGCTGAAAGCGAGCTCGACGGTGCGAGCCTCTTCGTTCACGGCCTCACGCGTCAGCGTGGCAGTGCGCGCGAAGCTCACCTGGTCGGCGTCGCGCGTGAGCAGCGCGGTGTCGTCGTCATTCATCGACGGGCTCCTTTGCGGGTTCAGAAACAGAAGCGCCCGCGGGTGAGGCGGGCGCAGAGGGTTTGGGCAGCAGGTCGGCCAGTCGCTTCTTGTCTTTCTCGAGCTCTCGCCAGGTGGCTTCGGGATCGCGGCCCATCTCTCGCATGACGGCCGAATAGCTGGTCAGACAGTTCTCAAGTTCGAGCACCTTGGCCTGCATGTCTTTCTGCGGATCGACCCAGGGCCAGCGCCGGCCCTGCCACACCGCCACGTTGTACTTGTCGAACTTGCTGACGGGCAGGCCTGCCATCTGACCGCTCAGGAAGGCCTGATCCAGCCACTCGGGCCAAAGAGGATCGAGGAGGCCTTCGCGGAACCAGCCCTGCAGGCACATCCACTCGTCTTGCGTCTCCAGCTTGCCGCTGCGGATGGAGCTGTAGTTGACGCCTTCGAGGTCGTTGGCCAGCGTCGGGTAGTCGGCACCCAGGCCGCTGGAGACACCGCGCAGCATCGCCTTGATGAACGAGTCGAAGTTCTGGTGCGGGTAGGTGGGCTTGAACTCCTTGAAGTCGTAGCCGGGCGGCAGCTCTTCAAACGTGCCAGGGGTGGCATCCTTCACCAGCTCCACGCCTTCTGTGCCGTCGGCCTTCTCCGTCTTGATCGCTTCGTCAGCGAGCTGGCCCGTGCCGCCGGGTTGGTCGGAAGGCGGCACGTAGAAGCCCATGTTAGAGGCGCCCACCCGTGCGGCGATCACCGCAGCCTCGATGAAGCCGCCGGTGTCGTTCAGGTTCCGCATGGCTGCGTGCACCCAGGGGTAGCCCCGCACCTGGTCAGGCTCTTCCTGCAGGAACAGGTGCCAGACCTCGGATGCGTCCACGCGGATGCGCCGCGTGCCGTACGACGACTCCACATCGGTGCGGAAGTGATAAGCGATGGGCTTGCCCATGGCGTTCACTTCCACGCCCATGCGGATGCGGCGACCGTCGTTGAAGTCGGCGCGGTAGCTGTGGTCCAGCAACACCGGGTCGATGACCTGCAGCGCGTACCGGAAGGCGTTGGTGCTGCGATCGTTCTTCACGCGCCGCACGATGGCCTCTCCGTCGCGGGCGCAGATGAGAGCCAACAGGCGCTGCAGCTGCACGAACGACAGTCGGCCGGTAACGTCGCACACGCCGCGCTTGGCCCACCTGGCGAAGACCTTCTCGCAGAGGGCCCTGTCTGCCTCGTCGATGGTGCCGTTGTCGCGCAGGCAGGGCACGCTAAGCGCGAACCCCTGCGGCCCGACCACGTTGTTCTGCACCATGCGCAGGAACTTGCGCACGTAGCCGTTGTTCTTGGCCAGGTTTCGCGAGCGGCCGCGCATCGTCGGCAGCTGTTGCTCGAGCACCAGGTTTAGCGGCTGGCTGTCGGCGCGGAACGACGCGGTGAGGTTGTCTTCCACCGCGCCATTGAAGTTGCGGCGCACCATGCGGGGCTGATCGCGCCGCGGCGTCGAAGCGGCGACACTGGGCGGCGCACTCAGCGTGCTGCGGGCGGCGCGCCAGGCGTTCGCGAGGGCGCTGCCCAGCCGTGTGAAGCGGTGCTGCTGCGCCATCAGATCCTCGAAAAGATGCGGCGGCCCACGGAGGGCGAGCGCCCGGCCAAGGTGTCTTCTTTCTCCACCTCGGCCTCCCAGTAGCGGATCACCTTGATGATGTCCGCTGGGCTGTTGAACACCATCTGCCGGCCGCCGATGGTGTATTGCCGCGTCTTGCCCGCCGACGCGCTGTAGGTGGCGAACGCGGCCTTGGCCTGTTCGAGCGCCTTGCGCGCATCGGTGCGGCCGTCAAACCCGGCGGGCATGTCGCGCGGGTTGCGCTTGACCTCGATCTGCCCGCCGTCGACGGTGTAGACCTCGCCCGCCTTCTCCACCCACGACGCCCAGGTGTAGACGTCTGGACTCCAGTTCGCCGTGGTGCTGGCGGCCACGGCCACGCGGTGGTCATCACCCTCGGCAGCGGCGGTGATGTCGATCGGCGTGCCGCCGGCGGTGCGCGGCACGAGGCGGTACTTCAGCACCCAGCCGGCGCTGGCCGGGTAGGCGCCGCCGGCGGTGAGGAAGTTGAGGCTGTCGCCGGCCACCAGGGTCTGCTGTTGCATGGTCAACCGATCCTTCGTTTGTTCGCGCCCAGCGGGCTGGTGCCGACTCGGCGGGACGTGCTGCGAGCCGGCGTGCCGCCGATGCGCACGGGGCCGCCGGCGGGCCAGGTGGGCGTGATGGGCGCGCCGCCGTCGATCACCACCAGGCCCCCCGCCCTTTCGCGTTCCACGGCCCCGCCGAGGCTCACGGCGACACCGCCCGGCACCAGCTGCAGGCCGCCGGCGCGTTCGCCATCGCGAGCACCGCCCACCACGACCAACGACGAGCCCGGCGACATCGCAAGGCCGCCTGGGCGTTCGCGCTCGGTGCCACCCCCCAGCGCGATGACCTGCGCGCCGGCGGAGACGCTCAGACCACCGGCCTGCTCACGTTCCGCGACGCCGCCGAACTGCAACACCACAGCGCCGGCGGCCAGAACGGCGCCACCCGGGCGTTCGGGCTCGGCGTTGCCGCCCACGCTGAGGGTCTGCAGACCCGCGCTGACGGTGACGCCACCCGTCCGCTCGGGCTCGGCAAGGCCGCCCAGGGCCACGGTGACGGCGCCGGGTACCGCCACCAGGCCACCGGCGCGCTCGGGTTCCGCCGCGCCGCCCAGGCTCAAGGTCTGCGCACCGGCGGCCAGCACCACCCCGCCGGCGCGCTCGGGCTCGACGGATCCACCCAGCGCCAGCCCCACAGCGCCCGGCGACACGGTCACGCCGCCGGCGCTCTCGCGTTCGGCGCGTCCGCCCAGCGCGACCGTGGCGGTACCCGCAGCCACCTGCAGGCCGCCAGCGCGTTCGCTTTCGGCGACACCGCCCAGGGCGATGGTCTGCGCGCCCGCGGTCAGGGTCAGGCCACCCGCGCGCTCGCGCTCCGAGGAACCCCCAACGGCGAGAGACGTTGCGCCGGGCGTCAGCGTGGCGCCGCCGGCGCGCTCGGCCTCGGCGGCGCCTCCGAGTGCAAGCGTCTGCACGGCGGCCGCGTTGGGGTTCTGGAAGACCCAGTCTGAGAAGACCTGCCAGCCGGCCGCCAGCGTGGCGCCGCGCTCCGGCCGCCGGTAGAGCAGCGTCCAGGGCGACACGCCGCGGCGGCGGGCGGCCGTGAACCAGCCGGTGAAGCCGAAGGCGCCGCCTTTGGTGCCGCGGCCGGTGTTCGCCTCGCTCTGCGCGAACACCACGTAGGTGTTGAGCGCGCCCCACCCGCTGCCGCTGCTCCAGCCCCCGTACGCAAAGGACACGTAGCCCTGGCCGGCCACGCTGAAGGTGCCATCCGTGGCGCCTGCCACCAGGCCGCCCACGGTCTGCAGCTCGTACTGATCGCCGGTGCCCAGAGGAGGCGTGAAAGGCAGCAGGCCCGAGCCGGCCGGCGTGCCGACGGTGTACGAGGCCCACCCGACCGGCGGCGCCAGCGTCACCGAGTAGGTGGCCGCGGTGCCGTTGGTCAGCGTCAGCGTGTAGGCGCCGTAAGCCAGCGCACCCCGCGTCGCGCGGGCACGCACCAATGTGTCGGACCAGCTGGTGACCGTCTGCGCCTCACCGCCGACGTCCAGAGTGCTCGCGCCCTGCGTCGCACCGAAGCCGGTGCCGGCGATCGTGACGGTATCGCCGGGGCTGAAGGTGCTGGGCGTGACGCTGGTGATCGAGAGGCCGCCACCGCCGCCCGTAGAGGCGTTGAGCGACAGCGCGCCGATGACCCACTGCCAGTTCGAGACGGTGCCCGCCGCATTGACGCCCCACCCGGTGGTGACAGTGGCGGCGCCAGCCTCATAGGAGGCGCCAGCTTGCAGGATGCCGCCTTGGTTTGCCTGCCCGAGCTGGGTTTGCCCGCCGACGACGCTGAGTGCAGCGTTCTGGAATCGCCCGATGGCGTCGATGACGGTGGAGTCCGTGCCGCTGGACACAGTGCCCGAGACCGCGTCGGCGGTCCCGTTGCCATCAGCGAAGATCACCGTGCCGTTCGGTGTCCCTGCGTCAACTGGTACCACGTACACACTGACGCCGATTTCTCCCGTAGAGGCGGCCGGCGTGACCGTGATGCTCCCAGTCCCCGGAGTCGGCGTCAGGCTGCGCCACCAATGCTGGCGCAGGAAGGACTGCCGCACGCCGGAGTCGGCGATGGATGAGAGCGCACCGCCGCCGCCGCTCCATACAACCGAAGTGACGGCACCGGGCGACCCGTCCGAAAGAGTCGCGGCGACGTAAAGCGCCTCACCGGTCGCAACGGTGATACCCGAGACGACGACACTTGTCCCAGTCCCGGTGACGGTGTCGGTGTCGTTGATCGGGGGGCCGGCCATGTCAGAAGCTCTCCACCCGGATGCTGCGGAACCCGTACCGGTTCGCCGCGCTTTGACCGGCCGCGGTGCGCCGGAAGGAGCCGATGCCGATCCCGTCGCCGAGGCTTGAGATCAGGCCGTTGGTGTGGCTCTGGATCTGCACGCCGTTGCGCTTCGTGATGACCGTGTTCGTCGAGCGGTACAGCTCGGCCACCCACACGTCCTCATCAACCAGCGCAACCGCGCCGGCGCTGTCGGTCGGGCTGAAGATCGTGAACCCGTTCGCCGGGCCGTCCATCAGCGCCATGATTCGCGCGCCGTCGCGGTTCCAGGTGTTCGAGATCCAACGGCGGCTGCCCGATGCGGAGGAGCACCCGAGCAGCAGCTCCAGCTCGTGGTTGTCGGTGTCCGTCGGCGGCGAGTACCCGGCGTCGACGTAGACCACCGCGGTGATGCGCTGGTTGCCGGGGAAGCCGGGCACGAAGGCGAAGCTGTCGTGGTAGTCGTAAGGGTCGCTCTGCCCCAGCGAGTCACCGCCTGCGATGTTGACGCCGCCAGAGGCTGCGGCGATCACACGCATGCTGCTCTGCGTGTTCGCGGCCACGTTGCCGCCGGTGCCCTGCGTGTTGTTGGTGAAGACCCCGCCTGCCGACAGCGGAGTCTGCAGGGCCATCACCGTGAAGTCGTACTCGCCGCCCGTGCCGGCCCCGGTCGGATCGTCGCTGTAGCGCGTGCCGTTCGCCCTGGCGATCAGCCTTGCCGAGCCGCCGGTCGCGTTCTTGACCGGCATGGCTCACCCCTGCGTTTCGACGTAGCTGCCGGAGACGATCGAGGCGGTGGTGGTGTTCGGGATGAACACCAGGAAGGGACAGGTGCCGTTGTAGAGCCGCGGCAGACCCGCCGTCAGTGCATCCAGCGCGTTCGGGATGAAGGCGCCGGGCAGTTCGAGGTAGGCCAGCGGCCGGTAGCCCACCAGCGCGATCGAGCCCGAGGTCATCGAGACGTTGAGCGTCAGGCTTTCCACCGAGCGGATGCCCGCGTCACCGGCCTGCATGCCGAAGCGGTAGAAGGCGCCGATGGCGCTGCTGGCGACGTAGGCGTCCACCAGCGAAGCCGTGCGGCTGGCCGTGCCGGCGCTGTTGGTGTAGCCGATGGACGGAGTTGCCGCGCCCGCACCGGTGGCGGTGATGACCTCCAGGCCCCAGTGCACGCCGGCGCCGTTGGTGCTGCCGTTGATGTCGCGCGCCGGCAGCGTGCCGGTGTTGATCGTCTGCGCGGTCGTGGTGGTGACCGAGATCGCGGTGCCGCCGGAGTTGCCGCCGACCTGGATCAGGCGGTCGCACAGCATCAGCACGCCGCCCTGCTGCGCGGCGCCGCTGAAGCGCGCCAGGTAGGCATTGCCGCTGCCCGGGTCCACGCGCGGGATCGCGCCCGCGATGGCGCCCAGCGTGGAGTTCGTCAGCACCACGCCGCCGGCCGTGTTCGCGGGCGTCAGGCCGGCGCCAGGCGCGCCTGCGAGGTACCACAGCGAATGCGGGCGGCCGGCCACCAGCGTCGGCGTGACGGCCTTCGCGAAGGCCTGCGGGGGCTGCATGCCGGCGATGACGCCGTCGAGTCCGGTGATGGCCATCGCTCAGATCCGGATGATCTTGTTCGAGCCGGCGCTGAAGGTGACGCCGATGTTCCCGCCGTTCGGCGTGATCGGCAGGTTCGTGCCGCTGTAGGCGATCTCGTACACGGCATCGGCGCTCACAGCGCTGCCCAGCGCCGTCACGGTCAGGCTGCGCGCGTTGGCCGAGGCTGCCGCGCCCAACGTGATGTTGGTCGGGCCCGTGCCGCTGATCTTGGTGGCCACGGCGCCGTTGGCGATGGCCAGCAGCAGCGGATCGACGGTGACCGAGGTCGCACCACCGGCCGCGCCAGCCGCAACCGTGAACCGGAACGTGCCGTCGAGGATGGCGACCAAGCGCTGCGCGCTGGCGGCCACATCGGCGCCGCCGGTGACCGCCGAGGCCTGAAAGATCAGCAGCGCGGTTATGGCGGCGCCGGCGCCCACGCTGGTGAACGTCGGATCGTCGAAGTCCATCACGCCGTCGGCAAAGCTGGGCGTGGTGAGTGCGCCGCTGGTGGCCACCAGCGTGCCGCCCGCGCCGGTCAGGTCGCTGACGAACGTGTGCGCCGCGTTGTACGTGTAGCCGCGCACGAGGGCGGCCTTGATGACCGCCGTGTCCAGGTCGATCAGGCCGGTGCCGAGGCCGAGGCGGCCGTTGGCGAAGAACTGGTCCATCACCTTCTCCAGTTGTTGACGAAGCCACCAGCGCGCCGCGGGCGGGCCGGTTTTTGGCGGGATTGCGTGGGCAACGGGGCCCGGATGACCTCGTCCGCCTCGGCGTCGGGGTCGACGATCGGTTCGGCGCCTTCGGCCGTGGGCGGCGCGTCGGCGGTGGCCGGTTCAGACGTCTGGACACCGGCCGGCGGCTCGCCGTCCAGCAGGTCCAGCTGGCGGACGCGGCCGAAGAGCTTCTCCCGCGCGCGCCACACGGTCTCGGCGTGCTGCCCCTGCATGCAGAACAGGAAGCACGCGTAGTTGTAGACCTCCAGGTCCCACGGCTCGTTGCCCGGCGCGTTGATCCACCAGAGCTGCTTGTGGCCCTTGCTGTCGCGGCGCCACTCTCGCTTCTCGACCCGCAGGCCCTTGTAGTACTCGGCCGGGAACGCCAGCGGGAAGTGGTAGTAGCCACCGCCCGGCTTCTCGATCTTGAAGCGGCCGTCGATCAGGTTCTTGATCGACTGCGTGCCCACGTAGCGGAAGGTCACGCCGCCGGGCACCTCGGCGCCGCGCCAGGTGAACTCCACCGGCCGCGGCTTGCCGAGGCGCGGGGCGTGGTAGTCCTTCGCGCCGCGGATGGCATGCCACTGGCGCCCGCGCAGCTGCGCATCGCGGCAGAAGGCGTAGACCTCCTCGGTGTGGTGGCCGCCGGCGTCGATGAACGCGGCGTCGATGGCCATCTGCTGCCCGTTGGCGTGCTGGATCTTGGTCTCCAGCAGCGCGCGCAGGTCGGCCCACACTTTCGGCAGCGCCGGGTCGCCGTAGATCACGCCGTACCAGACGCCCCAGCTCTCCTCGCCGCGGCCCCAGCAACGCACCAGCACTTCGAGCCGGTTGTCCTGCGTGTCCACGCTCGCGCAGGCCACCAGGCCGCCGGCGGGGCAGGTCATCGGGTCGTAGTGATCGGCGCGCTTCTGCAGCGTGTCGGCGCCGATCGAGGCCGCGATCTTGTCGGTGAAGGGCTCGGCCAGGATGTTGTTGAAGAACACCTTCAACTTCGCCGGGTCGCCCTTCGCGGCCAGCCACTCCACCACCAGGTCGGGCCACGGCCGCCAGCCCAGCGGGGCGCCCAGCGCGTTGAAGCCCACCCAGCTGGCCACACCCGGCTCGCCCGCGGCGGTGGGAAGCCAGTGCGCCAGGCCTGCAGCGCCGGCGTCCACCTCGGACATGCCCGGGCGGCGCGGCGCGTAGTTCCGCACCTTCCAGGCCTGCTCGGTGTTGAGCGCGCCGCACTCCGTGTCTTCGCAGGCGTACCTGGCCGTCTGCGGGTCGTCGTCTACCCAGCGCAGCTGCGACCACACCAGGCGCTGCGCGCGGCCGCAGTCCGGGCAGTGCAGCAGCCAGTGGCGCTTGTCACCGCGCTCGACCTCGGCGCAGATCGCGCTGGAGCCTGCGATCGTCGGTGTGCCGTCGCCGTAGAGCTTGCTGCGCCGGCCGAAGTTCTTCAGGCGGGCGCGGATCTGGTCGATCAGCGAGCCCTGGCCGTTGACGTCGGTGACGTAGTCGTCCGGCTCTTCGACCTTCGCGTAGCGGATGGTCGCCGACTTCACCGGGCGGTTGCTGCCCATCAGGCGCATCACGCCGCCGGGGAACTTCTTCCGCAGCTTGCTGTTGTCGCTGCCCTTCTCCTGCGCGGGCCGGATGCGGCGCCGCAGCTCACGGGTGCCGGCGCGCATCGGCTCGAAGCGCGTCATCTCCCACTGCTTGGCGTCGTCGAGCACCGGGAAGGTCACCAAGATGGAGCCGGCCGCGGCGCAGATCCAGGTGGCGATCATGTTCTCGCCGCTGACGGAGCCGCCCACCTGCACGGGCTTCTGCCACCAGCCCTCGCGGAACGGCGACGCCGGCGACATCGTGCGCTGGATGTCGATCAGGTACGGCGTGCGCCGGTTGCTGTACGGCCCGGGCTCCGGGGTGTCCGGCGGCAGCACGCGGTTGGCCTCAGCCCACTCGTCCACCCACACCAGCTCGTCGGGCCGCAGGCCGGACGCGTAGGCCCAGCGGCAGCGGTCAATCGGCGTCTTCGTCGTCGTCACGGCGGGCGTCTTCGATGGCCTTCGCGGCGTCGGCCAGGGCCTCGCGCAGGACCTCGGCCAGGCGCCGCTCGAACTGGTGGAGCTCCAGGCCGGCGGCCACCGCTTCGCGCTGCGCCTCGGGCACCAGCGTCAGCACCAGGGCGTGCAAGTCGGCCGCGGCGCGTGCCGGGACCATCTCGATGCGGTCGCGCACGATGCGGCCGGCAGTGAACTGCAGCTGCTCGACCTCGCGCACCGGCACCAGCTCGCCCTGCAGCTGCTTCAGCTCGAGCTCGGCGCGGTCGGCCTTGATGCGCTCGTTGCGGGCGCGGTCCTGGCGGTAGGCCAGCGTGTTGGCGTCAGCGACCTCCGGCTCGCTGTCGCCCTCCCCATCCCCCGTCGCAGCCGGCGCCGAGATCGCTTCGGCGCCGGCCCGGGTTGCGAGTCCGGCGTCCGCGGGCGGTGGAGTTGTTCCAGACGTCTGTGCAGGCCGGTCGATGCGGCCCTCGGCGGTGCGCGACACGTCGTGGTGCGCCAGGCGCCAGGCGCGGGCCTCCTCGACGCTGCCCATCGGCATGCCGGCCTTCGCGTCGCGGTCGACCTGGCTCTTCGAGACGCCGAGCAGCCCGGCCATCTTGCGAATGCTGATGGCCTGACCCATGTGTCCCGTTGTCCCGTGTCCCGGGGTGTCCCCCAAGTTGTCCCGCCCCTGAGCGTTCTTCCTCCGGGCCTCGCATTACCCGCTGGCAGGGCTTCCCTGGGAAGGACCCGTCACCTTGCGGTGGCCCATGCGCGCGCGACCTCGGTGGTCACGTGGCCTTCGAGGCGGGCCGAGGCGACGGCCTCGCCCACGCGCGCCATGTCCATGCGTGGCTGGTAGTGCACGGAGCGCACCACGATCATCACGGGCCGCACGCTGCTGCCCGAGCGCCACCACACGCCGCGCTTCAGGTGACCCCCGCGCGACCAGAAGTAGGTGCCCGACTTTTTCCGCCCTGCCGTGCTGCGGGCCGAGTTGCTGCGCCAGGCCGCCGCATCCAGGCCGAGCCGCAGCTGCGACATCACCTGCGCCACCTGGCCGCGCGACATGTTCCCGTAGGCATCGAGCTTCGCACCCGAGGCTGGCACCAGCCACTCGCTGGACGAGATGAGCCCAGCGCGTTCGGCATAGCGCTCGATCCCCTTGCGCTTGCGCTGTCCGTCGAAGAATTGGTGCCGGTAGGTCTCGTCGGGCGAGTAGGTTGCCTTCGAGGGGAAGCGGTCCTTGATCTCGACGCTGGCCTGCAGGTTGACCTTTGTCGCAGGCTTCACGAACAGCGAGCGCTTCGAGAACGGCCCCGGCCGGTCCCACACCCGGTCCATCTCCGCGTACAAGCCGGCCATCACGTCTTGCGCCGTGCGGGTCAGCGCCACGGCCAGGCCGAAGCGAGCCTGCGGCGCCATGCCTTTCATGTCCAGCAGCACCGCCCCGACGTTGCTGGTGACCTTGAACATGAGGGTGCAGGCCAGAAAGAAGAACGCCCCGCGCGGGATGGGGACCGCCGGGGCGTTGCCAGAGGGACCGATGGCACGGTGCCGGAAATGTAGCGACTTCTTCTAAGTGCTAAAACTCCCCGGCCTGGCCGCACCCTGCAGCTTCTCCACCAGCTCCCGCTGCTGCCTCGCCTGCTGCGCACGGTCCGCCAGCCAGCTGCTGATCCTGCGGTGCGCCACGTCCAGACGTGCGTATACCGTCGGCACCGCCACACCGATGCGCCGCGCGCGCTGCTCGATGCCTCCCGGGTACACGTAGAACGCCATCACCGCGTCGCGCAGGCCGGCTTCGAGCGCCTGCACCGCCTGGTCGGTGACGCTGGCCTCCTCGTCCAGGATGGGCACGACCATCGGTGCGTCATAGCCGCCACCGTCCACCCGCTCCTGCGTCATGTCGCAGGTGGCGAAGTTGCCGCCGGTGCCGCGCATCGAAGCGCGCCACCGGGCCCAGTTCTGCAGCCGCCGATCGATGTCCTGGTCACGCGCCATGTTGAACTGCCGGCTGTACGGTTCCCCACAGCGTCACCCGGTCGCACGCCACCTGCACCATCAGCTGCGCCACGTCGGCGCTGATGCGCTGCTCCGCCGCAAACGGCGTGCCGACCACGTAGCCAGCCTCCATGGCCCAGAACAGATTCGGCTCGCCGGCGATCGAGCGGCGCACCATCGCGAACGCCTGGCGGCCGATCTCGGTGGCCTTTGCCTGGATCGATGCATAGGTCCTCGGCATCTTCGCCTTGATCGTGGCGATCACTGCATCTACCTCCTGTGGCTTCCGAGCCTTCTCGGCCGATCCGTCCATTCCGTCCACCCTTCCTATAGAGATCACACACACAAGTCCCCGCGCCCGCGCGCAGACGCAGGCGTCCGCACCTGCGCACCCACGCATCAAGGGACGGTGGCGCGCAATGCAGCGGCTGCAACTTGTCGGTTAGCTGAAACCGACATGCTGCGTGCGCTCCATGGCGAGCCTGGACGGCTGGACGTCCAAGCACTCGCCTTGATCCGGCCGGCTACGTCATAGGCCCATGCAGCGACCTTCCCGCCACAGCGCCGCCCCTGGAGCCGCGAATCGCGCCTCCCGCACCAGGTGCTCGCTGCCGCGTATCGAGAGCCTTGACCTTTTCCGCAGCTGCGCGCTGCGCTCGCTGGTCAGAATGGCTCGTCATCGCTGCCTCCATGCGTTGCCTCTGCCCGCGCGGGCCCGGCTTCGCTCTCATCAACCTCCGCCGACGCGGCCGCCGCGGCAGCCTCGTCGGAATCGTCATCGCCCTTTGGCGGCCACACATCCGGCCGCCGGAACCCTCGCCGCCGGCTCCCCGTGGTTTCCCGGCTGCTCATCCAATCGTGCGCATCGAGCCAGGCCCGGATCTGGCCTTCAAGCAACGACGTCGACTTGGCTGGGTCTGCACCCAGCGCCTCTGTGAGCTGCGGAAGGGTCACGAAGTCCGTGTCCATGCTGAGGTAGCGCGTGGTGCGCCCCTCAGTTGCGGCCGCGCCTTCTCGCGTCAGCAGCTCGTACAAACGCGACTGCACCGTGGTCTCGACCAGGCGCTGGCGCTGCTCGGGCAGGAAGTAGGTGTCCTCCTCTTCCTCGGTGGGCCAGTAGCGCTCGCCGGCCGCCCAGAGCGCATACGCCTCGGCGAAGAGCTGCTCGCGCCACTTCACCAGCCACTCCAGGCGCACACGGACATCTATCCAGATCGGCCAGAAGCGCCGATTGCCCGTCAGGTCGTACAGGTACTGCCGCTTGTTCGTGCTGCAGAAGATCACGCACTGCCTGGGGTGGGGCTGCACGAACTTCCCATAGGCGCCGCGGAAGCGGTCCACGGTGGAACTGAAGAACTGCTTAATCTGCTCGCTGTCGGCGCGCTTGAACGCGGTCAGCTCGCTCAGCTCGTAGGCCCAGAGCCCTTCGAGCTGCTCCATGCCATCCTTGCCCGTCCCGATGTCGAAGTGGGTGTCGCTGAAGTACTCTTCCCCCACCAACACCTTCACCAGCGTGCTCTTACCCATGCCGGTGCGGCCCTCGAACACCGGCGAATAGTCGAACTTGCAGCCAGGTTTCATCACGCGGGCCACCAAGCCCATCAGCATGTAGCGGCCCATCAATGCCAGGTACTCCTGGCGCCTCGGGCTGACCTTGGCGGCATCCATGCGGCACACGTGCATGAGCCACTTGCCCAAGCGCGACCGGCCGTCGTGCTTCAAGCCCTTCAACCAGTCGCGAATCGGGTGGAAGCGTCTGCTGTCGGCGACGGTGTCTATCGCCTCTGCCAGCGCCGCCCGGCTGGCTGGCTTGAGCTTGTATTCGCTGCTCAGCCAGTCGCCAAAGCGCAGATCGTCGTTGTCGGCCAGCAGGCCCGGCCTGTCTCGCCAGGGCCAGGCCTGTGTGGTGCATGGCGCGTTCGTCAACTCGTTGAACCCGAGGCAGCTCGCGATCGCCGGCGCCTTGTGCAGCGCGGCGATCAGCAGCTTGCGGTTGACAGCCAGCTCCCAGGGCTCGCAATCCTGCACGTCGCAGATGTAGTCCAGGTGGTCCTGAAACGGGTCTTCGCCACTGCCAGCGTTAGCCGAGGGTTCGCGCGGCGTTTCCGGCGGCCCGTCGCCGCCGCCCTTCACCACCTTCACCACCACGCCAGCAGGCAGCCCGTAGGCACCGGCGAAGAAGTGCACGACGCGCTCCGCGTCCCACCCTTCTGCGATGGCGTCCGCGCAGTCCCAGCCGTCCGCCACGGCACCGGGTGCTGGAATCGGCAACAGGCTCACGCCGCAGCCGTGTCGATCGCGCAGCTGCTCCCCGATGCCCAGCATGGCCTGCATGCCGGGCTGCTGCGCAGGCGGTCGTAGGGGCTTCTTCTCCGCAAGCACCTGCTGCGCCAGCTTGTCGGGTGTGGCCTTCTTCTCCGCGGCGCTCAGGGGCTCACGCTTCGCGTCGCAGTCAGGCCAGAGCAGCACCGTGCAGCCCGCCAGCCAGGACCAGTCGGCCTTCTGCCACGCCTTGGACCCGCCGGGCCAGCCCACGACGCAGTACACGCCCGGGAAAGCCGAGTCGAGAAGCGCCTGCAGCGCGTCCGCCTTCTTTTCGCCCTCCACCACCACCACCGTGCGCCCGCCTGGCGGGGCGTGGCCGGGCAGGTACAGGGGTCGTGGCTCGTCCCACTGTCGCCACTTCCAGCTGTACGCGCCATCGCGCGAGCCCAGGCACCACGTGCGCGGCAATGGATCCTTCCCGCCGTCGCTGGTGCGGAAGCGCACCACGTAGCCGTGCAGTTCATCACCCACGCGGTACTCGGCCACGTGCTCGATGTCGGACTCCAGGCGCGCGTAGTGCTTGAAGGTGGCCTTGGGCGCCGCCGGCGGCACCGGCCGCAGCGTCGTCCACTGCTCGCGTTCAGACGTCTGGACTTTCGGCGGCTCCGCAGGCGGCGGGCGCGCCGGCGTCGAGGCGGTCGCTGGCGCCCAGCCGAGCTGCCCCATCAGTTCCTTGGCGGCTTCGACCCGACCCAGCCCGCGGCTGGCGGCATACAGGTCCAGGAGGTTCTTGCCCTTCAGGTCCTGCTCGAACTCACCCCACGCCCCGGTGTTGAGGTTGACGCTACAGCTGCCGCCGGCGCCACCTTCCAAGCCGGCGCAGACCCACTCCGCGCCCACCCGCTTGCCTCCCGGCAGCCACTGCGGCACCAGCGTGGAGGCGCGCTCAAGCAGCGCAGCCTCGAGCGCAGGAAAGTCGATCGGTACGAACTTACCCGCCACGGCGTGCCCCCGTGGCAGTTCCCCATCGTGTCATGCAGCGCCTTGTTGTGGGCCTAGCCCCTCGCCCAGCGGCCGAGCACGTCGCCCAGCGCCGCACCCGCCACGAACGAACCGCGCCGCGGCGCGTAGAGCTTCATCGGCCGGCACACGCCCGGCACCCGGCGCGTGCCCACCGCGGCCAGCTCACCGGCGGCCTCCATGTTTCGGGCGGTGGTCTTCGCCGCGCTGAAGCCCACGCAGGCCGCAGCCGCCAGCTCGCGCCAGGTGGCCGGGCCCTGCACCGGCAGCAGCGCCTCGGCCGCGCTGGCCAGCGCCTGGCGGATCTCGCCTGGCGGGCGTCCCGGCGCCTTCATGCCGCCCTCCGCAGCTGCTGCCGCTCCGCCTGCATCTCCTCCAGCAGCGTCACCTGCGCCTGGTGCGCCAGGTACTGGATGAGCACCGTGTTGCCCAGCACGCTGCACGCGGCGCCGGCGTGCCGTGCCGGCAGCTCGCGCCGGCTCTCGTGCACGCTGAAGTAGTCGCTGACGTGGCTGAGGTAGCAGCCCGTCAGCTCGGCGAAGGTGCGCATGCTGATGCGCGTGCGGCGCAACTTCCAGGCCAGCCTGCAGGCCTGCCGCCAGTTCTGCAGCCGGCCGATCAGGTCGGGCGGCACCACCAGCCGCTGCGGCTGCACCACGCCACCGAGCAGCGGCAACTCGGGCTGGAGAGGGGCTCGATAGGGAGATTTCATCTATACCCCAGTTGAGTTACCAGTTGAACGCGGGCCAGAGTGAAGGCATGCGCTGCACTCACTTCCAAGTCCCAGTTGGCGGGCGCCCTACCCCGGGTTACGCTGGCGGCTACCACACGCACCAGCAGCCCAGGGAGGGCACCCATGAACGTTCCGATGCCGACGTGTCGGCACCCGAAAGTGATCACCATTGCAGAGGTGAAGGTGCGGTTGGTCACCTACCAGCCCCTCTCGGACGAGCTCGCCGCCCGGGTGGTACACGAGCTCTGGCGATCCCAGGCAACACTTCGAGCTGCGAAGAAGAAGCTTGTGACGGTTCACTGGCTTGGAGACGCAGCGCTTGCAGCAAGCCTTCCAGCGCCGCCGCGCGTTCGACCGAAAGCCGCAACAGGCGGCGGCCGGCGCGAAGGCTGACCATCAGGGCGCCGTCGCTGGCGACATATCCCCACATGGGCTTGGAGTGGTCACGCTGCATGCGCCGCCTCCCCTTCCGCTGCCTGCCCCAGCGGCAGGCTTGCCTGTTCACCGCTGGTGGGCGGTGGCTCGCCCAGCAGCTCGGCAGGCAAGTGCTTGCGCGCCAGGGCGGCCAGCACGCGGTCGCGGATCCGGGGCGGCAGTTCCTCGGGCCACTGGGACACGGCAGACGGCGAGACGCCGATCTCCGCCGCGGCGGTGCCGGGGCTGCCGCCCAGCAGTTCGAGTGCTTTGGACTTAAGCATGCTGCCGATGTTAGCACGCTAACCATTGCGCGCAAGCCCGCTAATTCGTTTAGTGCGCTTAATTGGGCATGAGCGATTTACAAAGCCGGCTGGCCGAAGTCATGGCTGTCATGAGTTGGGAGCACTCCGACCTGGTTCGGGTGTCGAGGCAGAGCTCGTCCGTGGTGTCGCAGTGGCTCGGCAAGGGCTCGAAGGTCATCAAGACCATAGGCAAGCTTGAAGCGGCCATCTACATCGAACGCGAGAGCGGGTTCTCAGCCCTCTGGGTAGCCAAGGGCCTTGGGCCTAAGCGCGTAACCGGGTCCAACGCGGCTTCGATGGTCGCGTCTCCCCCCGGGCTTTACCTCACCCCAAGTCGCTTGCTTGACGAACTGGGGCTTGTCCTGGCTCGTGTGTCACCAGCGTTCCGCAGTGCTGTGGCCAACAACCTTTCTGGTTGGGCTCTGGATGGGGGCGCGGCTCACTGGAAGATGTCCATCCTGCCGCTTCTCACTAGCCCACAAGAGAAACAGGCCAAGCACGGGTAAGTGAAGCCCAGCTTTGGACATTGAGCCGCCGCAGGCAGCCCCACATCATTCAACGGGTTGACGGACCCCGCGGTCAAGTGGAGTGCATTCGCCAGCAATGGGGCTTGTTCGCAACGGGAGCAGAAGGGAGCGTCGAACATGCAAGTCAGAGCCGTGCTCATGTGTGTGGCCCTGGGGACCCTGACGACGGCCTATGCCGTCGACAAGCCGAAACCTCCGCCGGCGGCGATGTCTAGTAGCGGTAAACAGGTCGTAGCCAAGCACGCCATGAGCGTGATCCGAGAGGCCGCCCGAGAACCTGAATCAGTGAAGTTCCGCAAGCTGCTTATCAACGACGCCGGCACGGTCGTGTGCGCCGAGTTCAGGGGAAAGAACGGATTCGGCGGTGTCTCAATGCAGCACCTGGTGTTGACCGAGACAGGTAGCGACGCTACCGCCGCAGGATGGAATAAGCACTGCACGAAGGGCATGTTCAACATGGACTTCCTGATCAACTAGACGCCGTTTGCACGGGCCCAAGTGCGTGTCGGCCCGGTTCAGTTGTTTAGCATGCTTGACAGATGCGTTTAGCGCGCTAACAATGCGCTCCGTCCTAACCCGACGGAGCGCCAGATGTCCCTCCCCACCACCACCGCCGCCGTAGCCGTCCTGGCCGCGGCCGAACTCGACACCCTTCGCAGGTCCGCTGACCTGCAGCACGCCCTGGCCATCAAGGCCCGCGGCACCCAGGAAGCGCTGCAGCGCGCGTCGTGCATCGACGCGCTGCACCAGCAGCTCATCGGCATGGCCTGCCTGTACTCGGTGCTGCACGGCCTGGGCGACACCGCCGCGGCCGACGCCTTCCAGGACGACTGGCGCCGCACCGGCGCCTACCTGCGCGAGGCCATGACCACCGCGCGCATGTGCGCCGTGCCGGGCTGGAACCCGGCAACGCGCACGTTCGACACCGTTGCCGCCCCGGTGGCCGCGTGAGCGCGCCTCGCATGCCGCTGCACCGCGCCGCCGTGTGGCCGCTGCTGCTGCAGCTGTGCGGCCGCGTGGTCGGCATCGGCCTGGTGCTGGTGAGCCTGGCGCTGTGCAGCGCCCTCACGGCCTGCGGTGGCGGCGGCGACGCCGACGCCGACAGCGCCGAGCCCGACGTGCGCGTGCCCACCCCGCGTGGCGCCTGCACCCGCCCGGAGGCCTGCCGGTGAGCGCCGCCGTCCAGACGCCTGCACAGCAGGCCTCGGAAGCCCGCGCCGAAGCCCACCGCGTGGAGCGCCTGGCCCGCGTGGTCTACCGCGACGGCTACGTGCGGGGCCGCCAGGTCGGCCACCGGCTGGGCTTCACCACCGGCTGGCGCGACGGCGCGCTGTGCGGCGCCTTCGCCGGCATCGTCGGCAGCCTGGCCGCGCTGGCGCTCATGTGGCGCTGGGGGTGGCTGTGATGGCGCAGATCCCCCGCCTCTTCCTGCCGCCGCCCGCACCGCCGGCGCCGCGCGGCCTGCGCCGCTACCGCGTGTCGTTCGTGCGGCCCGACGGCACCGTGTGCAACGAGCTGCGCACCGGCGTGAACAGCACCGCCGTGGCCGACGACGCCATGCACGAAGCCGGCCTGGGCAGCGTGGTGCGCGTGCTGCCGGTGGATGAACAGGCGGTGGCCGCATGAACGCGCCGGTCCGCCTGCCCGCCGCCGGGCATCCGCCCAGCCTCATGCGCGTGACCGGCGCGCTCACCGAAGACGCGCGCCTGTACCCAGGCACCGGCCAGCGCTCCGTGCTGCACCTGCTCTTCCAGCCCGCCCAGGGCCTGCCCTACGTGGCCATGGTGGATCTGGGCACCGACCTGGCCGACCACATGGCCACCGAGCAGCTGCTGCCGCACATGCGCGCCGGCCACGTGGTCAGCGTGGCCGCGCACGGCACCGAGCTGCGCACCGACCACGGCCACGCCGCGCTGCGCCTGGTGCGGCCCTATGGCGTAGTCGTCCTTGAAAACCCCATCACCGCGGAGGCATGAGCCATGCACTTCACCCATGACGCACGCATCGTGCAGCACCACGGCAGCGAGATCCACGCCGTGCAGGTCCTGGCCCAGCGCCAGGAAGTGATGTTCCGCGACGGCTCGGCCGTGCAGCTTCATCTGTTGCGGCTGCATCCGAAGAGCGAGCCCGACACCTTCTGCCGCGCCCTGCAGGTGGAAGGCCTGCGCTGGCTCGCACTGGACCTGCGCAAGGTGCTGGCCGGCGCGCGTGCCGCCGAGTTCGAGCTCGACGTGCTGCGCCTGGCGCCGCGCGACACGCCGGGCATGGTGTTCTACACGCTGCGCTCGGCCTTCGCCAACGCCGGGCAGTTCCTGGGCAGCGCGCAGGCCAGCGCCTTCGCCGCTTGGTGGCACCGCGAGGCAGCGGCCGCCTGACACCCACCCCTCACGCGCACCCGCGCGCAACCCGCCGGCGGTGCCGGCGGTTCACTCCCCAGCCAAAGAAAGGCACCTCATGAAGCAAGACATTGGCAGCCCTTACGAGGGCGGCTTCTACGGCGGCACGATCCGCCATGGCACGGCGTTGCTCGCCGTGGTGTGGGCCCCCAAGGCCTTCGGCGAGACGCAAGGCCCCTGGCTCGCCAAGCCGGCCGACGTGCCGGGCGCCCGCAGCCTGGTGGACAGTTTGGCGAACACGCTGGCCCTGGCCGAAGCCGGCAGCCCGCTGGCGACGTGGGCGCTCAACCTGGAGATCGGCGGGCACGACGACTGGGTGCTGCCCTCGCGTGACGTGCTCGAGCTGGCCTACCGCCATCTCAAGCCCACCACCGACGACACCGGCAACTGGTTCCGCGACGGGGACAACCCCAGCAGCGTGCCGCCGGGCTACGCCTACGCCAACGGCGAGCCCATCGTCCAGACGTCTGTCCGCGCCTTCCAAGCCGGCGGTCCGGAAGCCTTCGAGGCCGGGTGGTACTGGTCCAGTTCGCAGTACTCGGGCCGCTTCGCCTGGTACCAGAGCTTCTACGACGGCGACCAGAACGACAACGTCAAGAGCTTCGAGGCCCGCGCCCGAGCCGTCCGCTTGATTCACCTCGCCGCTTGAATCCTTCGATCCTTTCAACGCATCACTGGGACCACCACACATGAAGATCAAGAAGCTCGAGGTGAGCATCGCGCACCCGCGGCCCGAAATCGTGGCCATGCTCGCCGCGCTTGCCGCCGGCGTGCCGCTGGCGCCGTCGAAACCAGACAGTACAGACGCCAAGACACCGGCTGCCGTACCGGTCCCGCCAGTGCTGCGCATCGGCGAGCCGTGGCCCGGCGTCGACGGTGTGTACGCGGGTGTCTCCCGCGGCCGCGATGGCGAGCCGGAGGGCCACCTGGTGCTGCTCAACGCCAAGCCCGATGACGAGCTGAACTGGGCTGACGCGAAGGCTTGGGCTGAGGGCCTGGGCGACGGCGCGCGGCTTCCGACGCGCTTCGAGAGCGCGCTCCTGTACGCACACCTGCAGGACGAGTTCGAGAAGGACTGGCACTGGACCGGCTCGCAGTACTCGGTCCGCGGCGCCTGGGGCCAGAACTTCGGCGGCGGCGGCCAGTTCAACAACGCCAAGAGCTTCGAGGCCCGCGCCCGAGCCGTCCGCAGATTTCCTCTTTGACCCTTTGATCCTTCTCTGAGCCGTGGCCCTCCACTTCGACCTGCCCATCTACCGCACGGGTGTCCAGCTCATGGCCTTGGCTGTCAAGGTGCAGGAGCAGATGCCACGCGGTGTGAAGCGTAGCCTGGGCGACAAGATCAGCAGCCACTGCGTCGAGATGCTCGACCACATGGCGCTGGCCAACGCGACGCGGCGCGCCGAACGAACCGAGCACATTGAGCAGCTCATGACGCACCTGCGCGCCATCACGGTGCTGCTGCGCGTCAGCCATGACAGCCGCTACGTCTCCACCAAGCTGTGGGCGCAGGCGACGGCGTTGCTCGACAGCATCGGCAAGCAGGGCGGAGGGTGGCTCAAGAGCGCAGCGAACAAGGCGCCCGCCGCATGACGGTCAAGGCCCTCATGCCTGAGCGCAATCTGAATCTGGTCGTGCCGCTGCCCCACGAGGGCACCGCCATGCGCACCACGGAAACCGCAGCGCCCGCGCTGGCCAGGTCCGGCGCAGTCGCCACGCTGAACGCTCGGCCTGGCGACGTAGATAGCACGCCGCATCGCAGTACTCGGACCGCAACGCCTGGAACCAGAACTTCAACAACGGCAACCAGAACAACAACGACAAGAGCTTCGAGGCCCGCGCCCGAGCCGTCCGCAGATCCAGACTTGTTCGAACAACTGGTGGTGGCCTATCTGGCCTGCCGCCGCACCAAGCGCAACAGCAGCAGCGCGCAGGCCTTCGAAGCCCGCCTTGAGCGCAACCTGTGCGCGCTGCACGAGGAGCTTGCCAGCGGCGCCTACCGTCCTGGCCGCTCGATCTGCTTCGTGGTCACCCGGCCGAAGCCGCGAGAGGTGTGGGCCGCCGACTTCCGCGACCGCATCGTCCATCACCTCCTGTACAACCAGATAGCCCCGCGCTTCTACGCGCGTTTCACAGCCGACACCTGCGCCTGCATTCCAGGCCGCGGCACGCTGTACGCCGCGCGCCGGCTTGAGCACCAGGTGCGCAGTGTCACCAGCAACTGGGCCGAGCCAGCGCACTACCTCAAGTGCGACCTGGCGAACTTCTTCGTGTCGATCGACAAGCACGTGCTGCGCGCGCAGCTTGCCCGGCTTGTCGTTGAGCCCTGGTGGCTGCAGCTCACCGACACCATCCTGTTCCACGATCCGCGGGGCGACGTGGAACTGCGCGGCAAGGCTCGCCTGCTCGGCCTGGTGCCGCCGCACAAGAGCCTGTTCAACGCGCCGGCCGATCGCGGGCTGCCCATCGGCAACCTCAGCAGCCAGTTCTTTGCGAACGTGCTGCTCAACGATCTGGACCAGCGCATCAAGCACGGTCTGCGTGCGCCTCACTACGTCCGCTACGTCGACGACTTTGTGTTGCTCCACAAGAGCAGCGCCTGGCTCAACGCAGTCTTGGCCGACATCAAGGCCTGGCTGCCCGAGCAGCTGCACCTTCAGCTGAACCCACGCAAGACGATCCTGCAGCCCGTTGACCGCGGCGTCGACTTTGTCGGCCACGTGATCAAGCCCTGGCGCGGCACCACCCGCCGCGGCACGGTGAATCGCGCCGTCGATCGCATGCGGCACGCGCCGGCGGCCGACGTGCACCAGCTGGCCAACAGCTACTTCGGCCTGCTCACCCAGGCCACCCACAGCCACCAAGACCGCGCCCGCCTGGCCAACGCCGTGCGTCAGCGCGGGCACTCCGTACTGGCCTCACTCAGAAAGGCTTACCTATGACTACTTCTTCCACGCCCGAGCCTGGCAGCCTGGGCGACCGCATCCTGCAGCTCTTCCGGCGCAACCACGCCGAGGAGACCTACGCCGCGCTTGAGCTCACGCGCAAGTTCGACGTGTCACTGCCCGTGCTCTGGGCGGCCGTCGAGCCCATCGTGGCCACCGGCGTGCTCAAGCGTGAGCCGAGCACCCGGGCGGCCACCACGGTGATCAGCCGCGGGCCCAAGTTCCCGGCGCCGCCGCCGGCGGCCGAACCGCCCAAGCGCAAGGGCCGCAAGCCGGGCTCTGCACCGCTGCCACCGCTCGACCTGGACAAGCTCGTGGTGCGCACGGGCGTCGAGAAGCCGCCGCGCTTCATGCCAACACGGCCAGGCGAGTCGAAGTACGACGGTCTGTTCAGCAAGCTGACCAAGGCCGGCCAGTCGATCGAACTGCCGGCGGCGTACCAGAAGGCGCTGGGCCCGGTGGTCAGGAAGAAGACCAAGAGCGGGCCGGCGAAGTTCTCGCTGCGCCGCACGTCCGTCGACGCCATCACGCTGTGGAGGGACGCATGAACGCCGCCGTGGAAGTGAGCGCCAAGCGATTCGTCGAAGTGCCGCCGGAGCGGCTGATCGACAGCCCGTTCCAGCCGCGGATCGACTACACCGGCATGGACGAGCTGCGCGCCAGCATCCGGGCCGAGGGTCGCGTGCACACCCCGCTGCTGGCGCGCGAACGGCCTGATGGCGGCATCGAGCTGGTGTTCGGCCACCGCCGCAAGTACGGAGCCCTGGCCGAGGAAGTGCCGACGGTGACCGTCGAGCTGCGCGACATGACCGACGCGCAGGTGCGCAGCGCGCAGATGGCCGAGAACGTCCAGCGCGAGAGCATGAAGGCGCTGGAGGAGGCGCGCGGCATGGAGACGCTGTGGGGCAAGTCCATCGCCGCACTGTCCAAGCGCCTGGACACGATGTCGGCGGCTGAGCTGACCACGATGCTGCTGGACATCGCGATCGTCGACAACGTCGTCGTCGACTGGCACAGCGTGAAGGACAAGCCGGGCCCCCTGCTGGCCCTGGCGGCGCACTACGGCATCGATGCGAAGGGTGTGATGGAAGCCGCTTCTACCCCTTCCACCGCTGGCGCGAGCGCGGAAGAAGCGCCCGCTGCCGCGAGCAAGGCCAAGGCTCCGGCCAAGGCCGCGAAGGGATCCAAGAGCTCGAAGGACACCAAGCCCGCTGCGCGGGCCGTGAAGTATCGCAACCCGGCGACGGGCGAGACCTGGACCGGACGAGGGCTGAAGCCTCAATGGCTGAAGGTGGCCATGGAAGGCGGGGCGACGCTGGCCAGCTTCGAAGTGAAGGACAAGGCCGGCTCCGCCGGCAAGAGCCAGAAGGACGACGCCGGCTCCGCCGGCGACCTGTTCGAGGCCGCGGAAGGAGCCTCCGCATGAGCGTGCAGCGCATCGAAGAGAGCGCCGGGTACCAGGCGCGCCAGCACGTCGGTCAGGGCAAGCGCCTCACGCGCTTCTTCGCCGACGTCAAGTACGGCGGCAAGCGCAAGGCCCACGCGCTGGCCAAGCTGGCCGACATCGATCTGCAGCGCCAGGCCCGGCGCCTGCGGAGGAGGGCCGAGCGATGACCATCCACGCCTGCCACTGGCCAGGCTGCGCGGTGGCCGTGCCGCCGAAGCTGTGGGGCTGCAAGGCCCACTGGCTGCAGCTGCCCAAGCACCTGCGCGACCGCATCCTGCAGGCCTACGTGCCTGGCCAGGAGCTCACCAAGACGCCGTCGCTGGCGTACATCCAGGCCGCACGCGACGCGCAGGCCTGGATCGAGGCACAGCGCACGCAGAACCCGCAGGGGCAGCTGCTGTGAAGGTGGAGCGCCGCACCGTCAAGGCGCCGGCGATCCCGGCCTGGCTCAAGCCCAAGCTGACGCGCGACCAGCGCCGCGACATAGCCATCGTCTCGCTGCAGAGCCTGCGCGACGTCGACCAAGGCGTGGCCACCGAGGAGACGCTGTGGAACCTGGTGCGCGACGCGCTCACCTGGTCGCGCGCTGCCGAGCTGCTCGGCGCCGGCCTGGTGGAAATGCGCACCCACCTGGACCACATCACCACGATGGTCCGCCACTTCGGCGCCACCGGCCGCGTGGAGTTCACCAGCTCCAGCCAGGCCGCCGCCGTGCGCCTGGGCCTGGCCTACATGGAAGACATCGCCGGCCTGGTGGACCGCGAGAGCGCGATCGCCGCGGCGCTGTACAGCGAGCGCGCGGTGAGCGAGCACATGGGCAGGCAGGCAGCGTGAGCAAGCCGCCGCCCATCACCGTCGAGACGGTCGGCCAACCCTCGGCGCTATCCTCCCTCGCCCGCCTGCTCCTGCGGCTCCACGCCACGCCACCCGCCGCACCTGCACCGCAGCCCCAGCACCATGACCAACCGCGCGATCCTGTACCTGCGCTCGAGCAAGGATCGGTCTGACGTCTCGATCGACGCCCAGCGTCGGTCGCTGCACGAGATGGCGGTGACGCGCGGCCTGGTGGTGGTCGACGAGTTCGCCGACGCGGTCGAGTCCGGGAAGGACGAAGACCGCCCCGCCTTCCAGCGCCTGCTGCACGAGCTGAAGCGGCCCGGCCGGCCGTGGGAGCACGTGCTGGTGCTGGACACCAGCCGCGTCGCCCGCCGGCGCCTGATCGCCCAGCTCTTCGAGCGCGACTGCGACAAGCACGGCGTGCGCCTGGCGTACCGCAACGTGCCCGAGTCCGACCCCGCCACCGAGATGCTGCTCAAGAGCGTGCTGCAGGCCATGGACGAGTGGCACAGCATCAACAGCCGCCAGAAGGGCCTGGCCGGCATGGCCGAGAACGTGCGCCAGGGCTGGCGCGCCGGCGGCCGCGCGCCCCGAGGCTACCGCCTCGAGTACCACGCCACCGGCGCCGTGCGCGAAGGCACGCCTGTCACGAAGAGCCGCCTGGTGGTGGACGACGCCACCGCCGGCGAGGTGCGCGCCTACCTGCAGCTGCGGGCCCAGGGCGTGGCCCGCGGCCCGGCGATCGCGCGCCTGAAGCTACGCTGGCCACCCAGCAGCACGCACAGCATGGACTGGCAGGCCCTCACCTACGCCGGCCACACCGTGTGGGGCATGCACGCCGATCGCCAAGCGGGCGGCGCCGGCGAGAAGCGGCGGCCGCGCGCCGAGTGGCTGATCCACCGCGACACGCACCCCGCGCTGATCACCGATGCCGAGGCCGAGACGATCCTGCGGCAGCAGGAAGCGGCCCTGCAGGGCCGGCGCGTGCGCTCGTCGCCGCTGCTGTTCGCCGGGCTTGTCCAGACGCCTGACGGCACGCCCTGGCACTCCGACGGCTGCGGCCACTACCGCCTGGGCAAGGGCACGAAGGTCGCGGCGGCGCGGCTGGAGGGGCCCGTGCTGGACCGCGTGCTGGAGGATCTGGCCAGCGACGAAGCGGTGTCGCTACTGCGCGACGAGCTGGCCAGGCAGGCCACCGGCGGCCAGGTCGACGGCCGCCGCGTCGCCGGCGTCGAGCGCCGGCTGGCTTCACTGACGGCGCAGATCCAGCGCACCGTCGACCTGGCCGCCCAGCTGGAAGACCCGGCGCCGGTGCTGCGGCGCGTGAAAGACCTGGAGCACCAGCGGGCCGAGCTGCTGGACGAGCTGAGCGCCATGCAGCACCAGCAGGTGCTGGCCACCGGGGCGGCGGCGATCGACGAGCCCATGATCCGGGCGCTGCTCCGGCGCCTGGGCGCCAGCATCCGCGACGCGGTGAGCTCGCAGGACCTGCGCGACGAGGCACGCCTGGCGCTCGCCGAGGTGGTGGAGCGCATCGAGCTCCCTGAAGCCAAAACCCCCGTCCGGGTGCATTACGCGCTCCGAACGGGGGTTAATATGGCGTCCCCTAGGGGATTCGAACCCCTGTTACAACCGTGAAAGGGTCGTGTCCTAGGCCTCTAGACGAAGGGGACTTGGATAACCTTCTTCCCTTGAACAGCGCTCGGTGACCTTGGTGGAGGTAAGCGGGATCGAACCGCTGACCTCTTGCATGCCATGCAAGCGCTCTCCCAGCTGAGCTATACCCCCTTTGGGTTTCGACCCGCGCTGTTCAAGCGAGTCTGTGATTCTAGAACACTTTTCAGACCCCCCGCAATCGAGCGAGCACATCGTCGCGCTGGAAGAGCGCGAGCACCGCGTCGATCGACGGGGTCTGTGAACGACCGCACACCAGCACGCGCAGGGCCGGCGCCAGCTGCGGCATCTTCAGCTGGTGCGCGGCCAGCGTCTCCTTGATGGCCGCCGCGATGGCCGCCTTGTCCCACTCGACCTGCGTGAGCTTCTCGCGCAGGGTGCGCAGCCCCGGCTTCACGGCGTCGGTGACGAAGGTGGCCAGGTCTTCCTCGCGCGGCGTCACCGGCAGGTAGAGCATGGCCGACCAGTCCGCGAGTTCCACCACCGTGCTGCAGCGGTCCTTGAACAGCGCGGCTGCGCGTTCCAGCAGCGGCAGGCCGTGCGCGGGCACGCCACGCGACTTGAGCTGGCGCTGGATCATCGGCGCCAGGCGGGCGTCGGGCGCCTGCTTGATGTAGTGGGCGTTGACCCACGCCAGCTTGGCCGGATCCCACTGCGCGGGGCTCTTCGCGAGGTGCGTGCCGTCGAACCACTGCACCATCTGCTCGGGCGTGAAGAGTTCGTCATCGCCGTGGCTCCAGCCCAGGCGCGCCAGGTAGTTCAGCATGGCCTCGGGCAGGTAGCCCGCGTCCTGGTAGGCGGTGACGCTGACCGCACCACGGCGCTTGCTCAGCTTCAGGCCGTCCTCGCCCAGGATGATCGGGCAGTGGCCGAACTGCGGCAGCGGCGCGCCCAGGGCGCGGAACATGTTGATCTGCCAGGGCGTGTTGTTGATGTGCTCGTCGCCGCGGAAGACGTGCGTGATCGCCATGTCCCAGTCGTCCACCACCACGGCGAAGTTGTAGGTGGGCACTCCGTCGGCACGCTGGATGATGAGATCGTCGATCTCCTCGTTGCTGATGCTGATCGGGCCCTTCACCAGGTCGTCCCACGACACGAAGCCGCGCGGCGGGTTCGCGAAGCGCACCACCGGCTGCACGCCTTCGGGAACCGGCGGCAGCACCTTGCCGGGCGCCGGGCGCCAGGTGCCGTCGTAGCGGCGCTTCTCGCCACGCGCTTCCTGGCCGGCCTTCATCGCCTCGAGCTGCTCGGGCGTGGCATAGCAGCGGTAGGCCGTGCCGGCGGCGATCATCTGGTCGATCACGGCCTGGTAGCGATCGAGCCGCTGCATCTGGTAGACCGGGCCTACGTCGTAGTCCAGGCCCAGCCACTTCATGCTGTCCAGGATCTGCTGCACGCTGTCCTGCGTGGAGCGCGCGACATCGGTGTCCTCGATGCGCAGCACGAACTGGCCGCCGAAGTGGCGCGCGTAGGCCCACGAATACAGCGCGGTGCGCGCGGTGCCCAGGTGCAGGAAGCCGGTGGGCGACGGGGCGATGCGGGTGCGGATGGTCGTCGTCAT